AGGAGATTGACATGACCGTAACAACCAAGATATTTGAAAGAGTTTTAAAAGTTGGTGAGTGGGTAGAGATTGACCCACACAAACACCGCCCATCTTATCTAATAAGAGGTACAGCATGGCGAGTTGAAAGTTTCAATGTATTAAAACAAACCTGTCAAGTAACTAACTGTAAAGAGGGAAGTTGGCACAGATCAGAAACCCTAGACTTTGAGGAGATTTCCGACTCATCCCCATTCAAAAAAACTGATATTGTGCAATTAAAAAAGGATAGCCGTTACATCGGACGGGTGATTATGTGCCGGGGGAATAAAATCAAAATTCAGTGGACGAAAGGATTGGCAGAATCCTTAGACTCGGACAAGATAAAACTATTTATTCAGATGGTCAAAGGGGAACAAATCCCCCTCGGAAATTACGCTTTCCAGAAAGGCGATCATGTCAAAACTACAGACAAGAATTTTGGCAATGTAATCCTCACTGTAAAAGAATGCTTACCCTCTGGAATGGTGATGTTGAGTTCATCAAACGATCCTAATTTACTACTCCCCGGCTGTGGCTTAACAGTTGTTGAGGAGGGTTTCTAATGCCAACATTCGCAACATTATTCATGGGCGGAGGCGGTGCAGATTTGGGATTAGAAGCCGCGGGTTTTGAGTCCATTTGGGGGATCGAACGAGATCCTAAAATTGCAGAAGTAGCACGATTAAATTTCCCCAATACCAAAGTATTCAACTCTTGTGTTGGTGAAATTCGCACTCATCTCATGGAGCGGGTTGATCTACTTTGGATGAGTCCCCCCTGCCAACAATACAGCAATGCACGGCGGGGTGATATTCCTGACCATAAAGATAAAGATGCGGGGCTTTATTGCTGTGATTATATTGCCATATTATCCCCTCGATGGGTGGTTCTCGAAAACGTCCCAGGATATGCAAAATCACCAACTTTTGAGGCGATATTGCGATCGCTAATTGATTGTGGATATCGCTATCATTGGTTAATTTTAGACGCGGCGGATCACGGGGTTCCGCAAAACCGGAAACGGTTGATTATGTGGGCAGTTAAAAATGATCAACCTCTCCCCTATTTCCCCGAATCAAAACCCAAAAAGGGATGGTATCAAGCCATTAGTGATTTAATCCCAGAAATGCAGGATTGTGAGCTTGCGGACTGGCAGATTAAGCGATTGAATGAATTGGGATATTTGCCAGAAAAAGCCTTGATTGATATTGGTAAACAACTCATTAGACAGGCTACAGTTCGGGAGTCAAACGATCCAAGTTTTACTATCGTAGGGGGTCACTGTAATTCCCATTCTCCTATCCTATTAATCCCCCGTGCGGGAGCCTGTATCAAGAATATTTTACCGACTCCACAAAACAAGCCTTGTCCAACAATTCGAGCTATGGCGGGTGTTTCGACCCATTGGGCGGACATCGTACAGGGAAGTCAAATCAAACGGATTAGTCAAAAAGCGACGGCACGGCTGCAAACTTTTCCCGATGATTACAAATTCCCAGAATCCAAATCTTTAGCCCAACAAATCATCGGGAATGCCGTGCCGCCGTTGTTGGCTAAAGAGTTAGGTTTGGCTATCTTAAAATCAATTAATCTTTATGAAGACAACTAAAAAAGGATTTCAACCCGCCCAAAAAATTCATGCCAACGACCTCCACACATTCTCTTGTGAGTGTCTCTGGTATGATGCACAAACAGACGAGGAACTTTTATCTGAATTATGGACAATTAAACTCGATAAAAGGCGATTCAGAACCGATGTCAGACAGGCTATTGTCGCAGGACTAATCTACTGTTTTCTCGAAACACCGGAAGCAATAGAGCGACATATTAACAGGGTGTTTTTTTGGAATAACAAATCCCGTGCTTTTGAGCCATTAGGGGCGGTGTCTGACGCTCCGATGACCGGATCTAGTCCAGTTGATTTTGAAGCCGATCCGGTGGTGGCTTTTGAGAGATTGAAAGCCCTTTGTGTTGAGATTGAGATTGTCAAGGTTGACTCTTATACAGGTTGACTCATCCCCGGACATTTCGAGTGTCGCGGGGGTATTCCTATAAGTTGAACGTCCCTTTAGTGTAGTCTATTTCGGTTTCAAAAATAGATGGAGTCCACTAAAAAGGGGCCGGAGCCCCTTTTTAAGTTGATTACCTATTTTTAAAATTGCTAACCATATCTGGTTAGAGAATATTCCCTCTTCATCGCCTAATCGTTAATCCTTTCGGCTCCAAGGGCAGCTTTTGGCTTGCCGATCTAAACGTCGGTGATTCCACTATAGTTGTATATAATGGAAATGTCAATACATACGTTTCAATTTCTTAAATAGGTATGTCTAATTTTAGCGAAAATGTGCGAACAAAGGAGTTTAAACTCATTCTATCTTCAGAACAAGAGCGAACCCTAGAAGATTGGATGCTAGTTTGTAAGTGGGTTTGGAATCGCTCATTAGGACTGATAGAGGAATTTAACGAGTGGAACCCTTACGATAAACTGTCAAAGTCTAACGTCCCTGCAACTCCCTTGCAACGATACGACCGCAAGCTCAAGCAATGGGTACGAATTGAGATCCCAGATTGGAAGATGGGGATTGAGCGAGTCGAGAAGAAAAGGGGGTTAATCCATCCCGTTGCCATTGATGAAAATAGCCCTATTATTGACTCACTGGATTCTAAAAAGTCGGTACTATACGGGTTCCTAAAGGTATTTGGACATCAGCACCACAAGGATCGGATTGTGACTTATTTAGTTAGGGGTGAGGAGCGAAAAGTTAATTTCACCGATTGCCCGGCAAAATTCATTCAAGGTGTAGCGCATGAACTATCAAAGGCTTGGGAGGGATTTCTAGCGGGTCGCCACAGCCGTCCACGTTTCAAAACAGCTAAAGATAAGGTAATGACCTTAATCCATTACAACGCTAAGGATCTAGGCGTTAAGGACAGTAAGATCAATATTCCAAAATTGGGTTATATCGAGGTAATTGGATTTGATAAACGGTGGTATGGTTGCGATTTTAACCCGATGAAAATTTGCAAAAAAGCGTCGGGGTGGTATATACAATTAACTGCGTCCGTCCCTATCAAACAAGCCAAGAAGACAGGGTTATGTTGTGGAATTGACCCCGGACATCAGTTTGTTATGGCATTGGATAATGGTCATACTATTGAGGCTGCACAACCTTTAAAGCGATCGCTAAAACGTCTAAGGAAAATGCAGCAACAATTATCTCGCAAGTATCGAATGAACGAGGGGAAAACTAAGAATTGGGAGAAACTCAATAATAAAATTGCTAAACTTCATGAGAAAATCGCCCGTCACCGCCGATCATTCAATCACTGGCATTCTACCAATTTAATCAATTGGTTTGACGTGATTTTTGTTGAGGATTACAAACCCGCCAACGTCTACCGAAAAGCTAAAGCCAAGGCAAAATTAGACACAGAAGGAAATCCAGTGGTTGCCGAAAATGGTACAGTTATCTACGATAAAAATAGTCAAAAACGCAAACGAGGAAGTAACAGAACAGGGAGTGATGTAGCTATTGGTCAAGCTATTGATTTATTAGAAACCAAAGCAAAGGAACACGGAAAATTAGTGATTCGGGTTGATAATTGGGGAACTACTTTATGTTGTGCGAAGTGTGGACATCAAGAGAAGAAAAAGCTATCTCAACGCACTCACAAATGCTCTAATTGTGGTTATACCGTTGCTCGTGATGTCAACTCAGGACAGAACATTAAGTTAAAAGGTTTAGCTCAAATGGCAATCAATCAAGGTGTGGAATTGTCCGATAATTTCTGGTATAAATTCCTGATTAATAAAAATTCGGCAACCCCTAGCTGTTCTAAAAAGGCAACCAAGAAAAAAACCAAAAAGTCAGACACCATAACGATTCCAGATGATTTGTTTAAAAACGGGGTTCACGATTTTTTAGTTGCCGAAACCGCCAAAACTCATGCTATAATAAATCGAATGAGCTTAGGTGATTTCGATAGAAACGCCTGAAACAACTGCGGATTAAGCTCCCGCAATAGACGATTGCCTATTTTATGGATTGAAACTCAGCTTTTGATGATCTATTTATCAATGCTAAAAATTCCCGCAATAGACGATTGCCTATTTTATGGATTGAAACATGCTTGATTCTCAGGTTGATTGTGAATCTATGGACACCCGCAATAGACGATTGCCTATTTTATGGATTGAAACTCAAGTCAGGGTTAACTATTCCTGAGAATAGACAAAATTGGATCCCGCAATAGACGATTGCCTATTTTATGGATTGAAACGATTTTGATGCTAATTACCATTCCGACTTAGCAAAACCCGCAATAGACGATTGCCTATTTTATGGATTGAAACGGAAGAAATTTAATTGCTTATCCCCCCGCGCCTCTAACCCGCAATAGACGATTGCCTATTTTATGGATTGAAACACCATTGATTTAAGTCCTTTAACTAGGGTTAGGAGACCCGCAATAGACGATTGCCTATTTTATGGATTGAAATAACGATTGCATTGTTTCTTGACTAATTTGATACTAGCTGACTATATTATAATTTGATCGTGGGTGAACGTCTGCTTCATGCAGTGTTGTTAAAAGATTTATTTCTTTTGACACTAGCCCACACCTTGCTTTAAAGTGTAGATCATTATATAATAATAGAAATACATCAAACAACAAAAATTATGATCAATTCTTTACGATTACTTAATTTTAAATGCTTTAAAGATCAAACTATTCCACTCAAATCCCTGACACTGTTGACAGTTAATGATTATCTTATTTCTTGACTGAAGATGCACAAAAGAGTAGGAGACTAATGGACAAATTCAAGGTTGATGTTTTATCGAAAACAGCTAATCCCCAGACAATAATGTATCTGGCTCTCCATCAGGATTATAGTGAGGATTATATATATGAAAGCCTTGATAAAACCCCTTCTGAAATTAAGTGTGGGGAGATAGCCGTTAAACGATTACTAGAGGGAAATAGAGGACACTTTGGAGTGTTAGAGCACTGCCACATCGTTTTTAGTGTGGGATATTTCCCCCATAGTGTGATGCAACAGGCAACCCGGCATAGAATAGCTAGTTTCGATGTTCAATCTGGGCGCTACTCAGGGCAGAGGATTGTTGATGTAATCAACTTCAAGAGAAGTTTAGAAGATGTTTTTTACCTCCGTCCGGTGGGGAATTACAGCGATCGCCAAGGCAAAAAATATTATTATTCACCTGAATTAAGAGAAATCCATTTACAACACTGTGTAGATGCTTGTGGTTTGTATAAACAAAACATTGAGTCTGGGATGAGTGAAGAACACGCCAGGGGTTTAATCCCGTTCGATTTCAGACAGCATTTTGTTATGTCTTGTAACCTACGTTCACTGTTACATTTTCTCGATTTAAGATTTAAAAAAGATGCCCAGTTAGAGATTCAAAAACTCTCTGAAATGATGTGGACACATACTCAAGAATGGGTTCCCCAAATTGCGGAATGGTACGAAAAGAACCGATTAGGGAAAGCTCGGCTTGCTCCCTAATTTTGCTTTCTGGAATAAGGAAAGCTGTATCGTCAGCCTCTATTATTGATCCAATACCTTATCAATTCCGAGAGGGATAGATTTCTTGAGGATGCGATCGCCTCTATCCTCTCCCTCTCAACTTCTGAAAGCCTCACCCTGACAACGGTTGGGCGGTTAAAAAGTTTTTTTGATTTAGGGGTTGACATATTTTGATTTTGTAGCTACAGTATTTTAGTATAAGCAAAACAGGGACGCCGCCGTTAAATCGGGCGTAAAATATGAAAAACTCCACAACCGCCGACCAACTTTCCAAAAGAATTAGCCAATTGAATAGCTTGATTCAAAAATTCCCCAATGTCCGGTCTTTGATCCGGCGTTGGGGTTTTGAATTGACACAGCTAGAAGGGCGGTTAGAAGCCCTGAAAGCGGCGGCGGTTGTGGAGAAACCTAAGCAGTTAACAATATGGGACGTGCCTGTTATGAAAAAAATGGATTGGTTTTTCCCTCCTCTTGTTGGATCGGAAAAGCAAATTCAGTGGGCGGATCAACTCCGCCGCAATTTCGCTGAATATTATTCTTCTCTGGGTGGCGAACCTGGAGAGGGTGAAGTCAGAATAAAAAAAGCGGTAGCGATCGCGGTATCGTCCAAGTTCTGGATCGAAAATCGCGATTTTTGCGAAAAAATCGCCTGGGAAAATATGACCCAGGTTTTAAAGAAGTTATATGCCTTGGTTGAGATTTGCCAACCTTGGTACAGCGACTTCGATCAATCAGAATTTAAAGAAATTCTGAAAGCTAAAAAATCAATCCTCAGAAATCTGAGGATTGACAAAGCAGGTATCGTTGCCTGCTGCAATCAACAGAGCCAAAACAGACGCTTTACTAATTAAGGAGGTTTATATGTTGGATCGCCTTAAATCCGCGCAAAAGTTAACGATACAAGGGTAAAACAATGACACTAAAATTTGCAGTCAAACCGTGGAATCGTTACAACGGTCAAGTCACAGAAGGTTTGTATGCTGGAGGTGTAGGTGCGGACTTTTTAGCCGTCCATCCCGATGACGAATTTATCACATACAAAGACAACGAAGTCGCGGCGAGAGACGCTCTGGCATTGACCCGTAAGGGATGGAAAGCGCAAGTTGTGGAAGTAGAAACTTTATGAATGAGAAACTACTACACGCCCGATATTGGAGGGCGGACGGTACGGGAGAAAATCAAACCTCCTACGACCCCCACGGATTCGGATTAAAAACTCTTGAAACTATGGATGCTCTGATCAATAGTTTGGGATTAAAACAAGTTGATGGGATATCTTTATGTGGTGTTCTCGTCAATCATCACAAAGCCAAACTTGCAGATATTGGGCATCAAGTCCATATCGCTGCTACTTCTGAACAGTGGGAAGCTGCGAAACAATATTGGGAATCAGGAGCATTTGATTGATCAACAATTGGGAACTTGAGATCCCAAACTCCCAAAAACCCCACGATATAAGGAATTAACTATATCAAGAATACATTGGGGTGGTAGGGGTCGCAGGTTCAAATCCTGTCGCTCCGATAGAGGTAAAAGCCGGATTCTGTAAGGGATTCGGCTTTTTAGATCCACGATCCACCGCCCGTCGTTGCCAGATTTATTTCCAGATGGTGAATAATCTGTTATAACTGGGGAATAGTTACATAGGATTTTTTATGAGGCCCCAGGAATATAGACAAGAAGTTAAGGCTAGGCTCAAGCCAGAAGATAGGGAAAAATTAAAAACCCTCGTCATCGGCATGGGTTATCGTTATTGGAGACGGGAATCAGCAGAACCCGCATGGACAGAGTTTTTGGAGGCGATTACAACGGGCGATATAATTCTTTACAAAAAAGTTGAGTGAGGGTTGATATTTTAGGATAACTGGAGTAGAGTTATAAATATAGGGATACAGAGGGCAAGTGGAAATATGACAACTCAATTGGATTTATTTGGTGATCATGTTGATACTCAAGCTAAAGATCCTATTTGGATTTTAAAGAATAGACCCGCACCCGATCCAAACTCTCCTATCGTTGTTTCCTATGGTGGGGGAACCAATAGCACCGCCATGTTAATTGCAATGGTGTTGAAAGGGATTAAACCCGATTTAATCTTGTTTGCGGATACGGGGGCGGAACTCCCTGAAACCTACGACTGGGTAAACACTTTTTCTGATTGGTTAAAATCCAATAGCTTTCCAGAAGTAACCAAAGTTCGGAAGCAAAAAACCGAGCCAACCCGAGCGAGAAAATCAATAATTGTAAACTGGAAGATGAGTTACAAATCCCTCGAATGGTTTCTCTTGTCTATATATCTGGGTTTGCTATCAAATGGCAGTCAGTATTTTGAATATTCCAGCCTTTATGAGAAATGCTTGACATTGAAAACACTCCCATCTCGGACATTTAACAGGGGTGAATGTTCAATTACATGGAAAATAGAACCACAAAATCTTTATGTTGGTAATCATTATACCGATATTATTGGTGAGACAAAAATCAGAAAATTCATAGGATATCATTATAACGAGGTTTCTCGACTACTTAATAGCAAAAAGAATCCGTATGATGATGATATCTACAGATACGAATATCCTTTAATAGATTGGGAGATTACTCAAGAAAATTGTATTGCCTTGATTAAAACTATTAACCTAGGAGTGCCACCTAAGTCAAGTTGTTTTTTTTGCCCAAACCGCAAAATAAAGGAAGTTCAGGATCTAAAACAAAACCATCCTGAACTATATGATGCAGCTTGTTTTATGGAGGAGAATTTTAACAAAAAGGAAAATCAATTTGTTGGTTTGGGTCGTCACTGGAGATGGTCTGATATTGACGATTTAACTACCTTAGAACAATTAATTATTGACAACAAACAGGCATCAAGAAAATGTGCCTGTATTGACTGATTAACACAAAAACAACTCAACCTACAGCTAAGCTCTCAATTTCCAAAACCTGCAACACCCGATTTACCACCTTATTGAACACCAACTCAGATGACTGATTGGAATTAATCAGGTGGTATTTGTATCTTTTGGCAATGTCCAAATATCCCCATCGCACCCTCTCCAAAAACAAGATATTTCTTTCAATTGCATCAAGGGGTCTATTCTCTAATCTCGCCACAGCCGCCCGAATTGGTAGATCGAAAATAATCACCATATCGGGTGTTAGTCCCCCCGTGACGGCTTCATTCGCTTTGATAAGGATATTAGGGTCAATCCCGTGGCCGTAACCTTGATAGGCGAGTGTGGAGGGGGTGAAGCGATCGCATAAAACAATATCAAATTCTCCCATCTTTTTCCGAATCACATCGCAATGCACCCGCCTGTCTTCAAGAATCAAATCTAGCTGTTCCTGGGGACTCATGGAGACGGTTTTAATCTTATTCCTACACTCATCCCCATAAGGTTCTCTCGTACTCCACACAGCCAAGCTAGTTGTTGCTTCTAAGTATTCTTTCAATCTGGACATCTGAGTGGTTTTGCCACTGCGGTCAATACCTTCAAATACAATTAATTTATTCATCTTCCTTTCATCCAATTCTTAATTAAATCATCTTTAATCATACTCTGTATTACCAATTCGATAATGTGTTCCTTGGCTTGTTCCAAGGTTAGGCTGTCAACATTTTGCCTGATTACTGCGAGTTTGAATTGTTGCTCCATTGTTAGCTGTGTTGGTTCCATTGTTTTACTCTTTTGATTAGTTGATTATGGACTATATTACTTCTGGACATTGCAATACTATAGAAAATTGATTCTATATATATTATATCAAAAAAACAATCGTTTTGTATCAGGGGGATACAAAATCTAAAATCGCAACACCTTAAAAAAATATTTTCAGAAAACGCTTGACATTTTAAGAAGTGGGGGGTATATTGAGAAATAAGGCAAGGGCAGAGCCGACCGCAAATCAAACTCTACCCTTGAGTGAACATCACTAAGAGGATCTTATCATGTCATTAAATAACAAACGCATTCCATTGGCCGTCCGAGTCCGTAACGCTTCTACTCTACAAGAGGCAATGTTTGAGGAAGGCGTTGATCTAGTCGCGGGTCAACTAGAAATCATCTTCAATACCAACACCCGCGAATTAACATTCGAGGAGGTTGAATATATACAATCACTCTTTACCGCACCAAATTTTCGATGGGAGTCAAAAGATTTTGACACAAAAAGTTTTGAACAATTAATTGAAGGGAAATCGAAAGGTGCACGCTTTTTAGCCTACCAAGTTATAGAAGCCGAAAAACAAGACAAGCAATTTGACATGACCCAAGCCCGAAAAGATTGGGCTGCAACAAAGGAGTTGCGCTATTGGGCGAAGTCCCATACTGAAGACTTGACGCTATGTGGTTTGGGATATGAAAAATACCTGACTGAAGACGGTATTTGGAAACCTGTAAGCCGATTATATCCTTGGAACAACTATAACGAGAAAAACGCCGAAAAGCGATTCAGTGTAGATACCGGAATGCTGCTAAGTCTGGGTATTCGGTACGCATGGCAAGCCGAACGGTTTGTAAACCTCTATAAAGAAGTGATGAACGCCAAGCGGTCATGGCGTAGCTGCTATCAAGTCAACCAAGAAAAAGTTCTACAAATTGCCACAACGCCAAACTACAACCGACTGCCATTGTGGGTCAAAAAGGCAATGGTTAACGCCGATGCCTTTGAAGTCAACCCCGACCGGATCGGGAATATCTGGCGGCTTCGTGACTGTGCCCGTGCATGGAAATGGTGTGGCAATCTTCCCAAGGCGATTGCCGAACGGGTTGGACGGATGCCAGTTAAAAGCCGTTTCTTGGCTAAATTGGCATGGGATGAAATCGTGGGGGATGACCGCGCAGGTTGGTCATTTTTTCACGGCCATGAGTGGCAACATTGGAATCGTCAGAATTTAACAAGTGAGTTTTGGCTGAAATTCCGCGAGTTTGAACAGATGAACTTCGGTCAATTATTGCCCTATATCATGGGTTACAAAAATTATCGGGACAACTATTCCCGTGATTATGCAATCAAATCGTACTGCCAAACCCTTTTAGAAGTTGCTTTAGAACTTCCCCATGAAGCACTTCCCTGGAATGACCTTAAATGGTCAAAAAACCAAGACCAACTACTACTGGGGTTAATTGATTTTCTATCACCTGCAAAAGCCTGTGAACACCTATTCGGTACAACAGGAAAGGCTACAGTCAAAGCCTTCCAAAATAGCTCCCCCACACCCCGTAAATGGGCGATGGTGCTGGTTAATGGCAACGCCGACCTGTTGCAAAAATACCTGAATCTTCAGGAAGATTTAGTTATCGGGTTTCAGGAGGATGCAATCCCCTTCTTGAAATCGCTGTCTTCTGAAGTGGCATTACGGATGCTACAAACCACGACTTTTAAAGTCCGTGGTGAAGTAAATAACGTTGATTCCAATTTAGTCCGTGATTCGGGCTATTTGTGGAATCAACTTAATAAAGACGGAACAGGCGCACCGGAATTGGGACGGGTGCGGTGTTGGTTGACGGTTCACGAAACCTTGGCTAAAGAATATGTCCGGCGTCAACCGGACTATGAGCTAAAAGTTAACCCCGATTTTAAACGGGTTCAAGGACTCTGTGCTGTTGATGGTAGTTGGGAACTGGAAATCCCAACCTGCAATGCCCAACTCAAGCTATGGGGTGAGCAGTTGAGCCACTGTGTCGGGGGCTATGGTCAAGCTGTTAACTCCGGTCGCTCTATCATCCTTGCAGTTCGGGAGCAGGGGCGGGTGACTCATACAATTGAGATGACTCCTAGCGGGAAATTCTATGGTTGCCAACAGTTCTACGGGTATCGAAATAGTGAACCCCCATCAGCATTAAGAACGTCTATTTTACGGACATTGGGCGACGCGAATCTTTATAATTTTCACTCCGCTCAAAGATGGTAGTCAAAACGGGGCTAACCATTGCAGATTGGGATTAGCCCCGTTGTACAGATGACAGACTAAAAAGGACAAAACTATGGAAACTCAACAAATCATTTCAATCATTCTCGAATCCCTCCTTGGTATCGGATGCGGCATTCTTGCAGCCTATTTACTTCGTAAATTCAATTAACAAAGGAAACCACCATGAATATTGATAATTACTCGGAAATCTTAAAACAAGCGTTTGAATTGGGGAAACAAAAACACCCCGAATCACCCAATCAACATCATGCAGCTTTCGCCAACTCGGTCGCCTGTTTTGTGACAGGAGCGAGTGGTGGCTATGGGGGGCCGTCAGTCCGTGAACATACATCCGAAAGAATGGGAAGCCGCGAGAAACGCATGGGGAAATGGACTTTTGAAGATGCAGTCAAGTTTTGTGATAGCCCGTGCTATGGGGAGTTAACGGATTATCACAAGGAAGTCTTCAAAGTTGAGCATTGCTTTGAAGACACAAAGGAGGATCTGGAAATTCTCCAAGGTCGATTTCCTGATTAAGAAATGCCAGGTGTGCAATATCTCACTCTCCACTCAAAACCGTTCGGGATATTGCAAAAAACATCGAGAGCATAGTCCTAGTCGCAAGGCTAGAAAAAATCACAAATACAGATAGAGAGAAGCCCTCCATTTTTAACTCGTGGAGGGCTTTTTAGTTTAATTTAGACTCAGTAAAAATAATTCCTGTTCAGCTATCAATTCCCAGTCAGATCGGTCTTCTGTGAGCCAGTCAATGGTCGCTGAATAGGCTTTGAAAAATTTGTCGCGCTTTTCCTCTAGGGTTAATGTTTGCTGTCCAAACGCTATTCTGAAATAATCCTCAAGGGACACATCGACAATGGCATCCAGTAACGCCTCGGCTTCAGGCCTTTCCTTCTTTGCTGCAAAAACAATTAATTTTCTGAAGTCAAGGAGACTAAGTGTTTTTGCTTCAGTCCCACCGCCATTGATAGAGTTTAGCTGCACAGGTTTTTCAGACCCGGTGAACCCCTTAT